ATACCTTCTCTTCCGTCTCTCCCGTCTTTTCCATCTATTCCATCCTCTCCTCTTTCGCCTTTTTCTCCTCTATCTCCTACCTCTCCCTGCTCTCCCTGTTCACCCTTCTCTCCTTGTTCACCTCGCTCTCCTCTCTCTCCTTGCTCTCCTTGCTCACCGGGAATTCCTTGTTGTCCCTCATCTCCATCATCACCCTTGTCTCCCCTGTCTCCCTTTTCACCCTTTGGACCTGGGAGTCCGGGAAGTCCATCTCTTCCTTTTAGACCTTGCGTTCCTTGTGGACCTGGGATTCCGGGAGTCCCTTCTATAACTTTTGTTACTTCTGTTATCTGAGGTTCGGGTGGAGGTGCAGGTACATCAGGAACTATAACTTCTTTGTCAAATTCCTTTTGCAAGTCCTCTTTATTTGATTTAAAGTATTCATTGAATCCACGCATAATAACTACCTCAAGATTAAACGTAAACTATGCTAGTGTTTTTTTTCTTTTGGATTTTGATGGACTCAACCTTTTGATTATTTAAAGTTCGTTTCGTAGTTGGTGTGATTTTTTTCAAAGAGTTTTCTGTGACTTTTATTTTCATCTTGTCACCTCACCTGAACAATCGAATCTTCCTTCCACCAATCTGGTGACTGATCCAGAAGGATCCTTCAACTCCAAGTCGTACTGATGGATACCTTCGGGTATGAATCCTGTTGCAGTAGCACCCGCGATAACAAGTATTCCACCATCCAGAGATCCAGTCCCTCCCATATTGCTGGACAATCGGATACCTCCGGTGAATCCGAATGTTGCTCCGGTTCCGCCTGAAGTTACACCATTTGGTGTCAGGTGAAGTAATTTAGAATCAGATCCAACTGATCGTCTTACCTGCATCTCTGCGTTCCAACCACTAATGTCTATGGGATTACCATCTTCATCCAAATATTGAAAGTGGACGAGTAAAGAAGAGCCTTGATTTGCTTTTATATCGTGCTGTGCTGACATATTAGTTCCCTACCTTATAGGTATTTATGCCTTTCTTTTCTTGTAACCTTTTCTAGAAGAGGTTTTGGTACTCTTTTTCGGTTCCATGGCTTTCTGTTTCTTCTCTTCTCGTTTTTGTTCTTTTTCTTTCTGCTTCATCATTTCCTCTTGTTGCTTTTTTTCAACCTCCATCTGTGCTTGTTGAGCATGAATTTGGAGTAACACCTGCTCGTACTGCTTTAGATTGGTAACAACTCTAGACTTGTGTTCCTCTGGGATCAAATCCTCCTCCACCAGTCTCTTACACGCTTGGAATCCTATATGTGGTTTCCCTGCGTAGTATGCGGAGGCTCCAACCTCATCTAACACTCCGAACTTATAAACATCGTCCTGAACAAACAGAATATCATCATGTGGATACGGGATGTCTAAAGCCATTCTTGCGTACATATATGCGAGTACAGGTCTATTGTGTATCTGTCTGTAGCATCTAGCGATCTGATACAATGGTTCTGCTCTGGTTGGACGAGATTCCCATGAGTCCAAAAACGCTTGTTGGATTTCTTCCCAAGGCTTGTCTAATATAGCCTTAATCATACCAACCCGATAGAGTGAGTAGAATACTTCTTCAGGCCACCCTCCCATCTCTGCTCTCTTCGAGTAAGCCTCTAGAGACTTTTCAAACTGCTGTGAGTCAAAATAAGATTGTGCGAGATAGAACTGATAACGAGAGTTGTCTGGCTCATCCTTGAGTGCCTCTTCTAGATGTTCAGCGTCTCTTGAATACTTTTCAACGGGTGTGATTCCTACGTTTCTTGCACCCTCAGTCCTCGCTTCGATTTTATAATCGCCAAGAATCTTAAGAATCTTTTGTTGATCTGGAACCTTGGGACAGTTTGCATATTCATGAAGAACACCAACATAATGCCATCCCATACCGGTCTTGAAGATTTGATTCCTCCACCAAGTGAAGTCTTCTCCTCTCCCTATACGAAGAGTGTAACAATCCTGATCCATGACAGGAGGATACTGAAAATTACCAGTCACTACATCATCTGCATCGATAACCCATGCGTAGTCTGCCTTACCATCACAGTTTCTCAGAGATTCAGTTCTTGATCCTATCTTACCACCAGAGTCTCCGAACCCCTTCCAGTCGGAAAGATATACCTCTCCCGGAATATCATGCTCATCCATGAACTCTTTGATTAGTTCTGGAGTTCCGTCCGTAGATCCTGTGTCTGTAATGTCATAGCGATCAATGTATGGAAGCATAGATTCCAGACACTCTTTGATAATATGAGATTCATCTTTTACAATCATACACAAAGTAACCGATGCTGATCTTTTTACTTTCTTCACTTTACTCATTGGGTTCACCTTTAATTAAGTTCTCACAGATATAGTCTACCTGAAAATCGTCTAAGTTTGGAGATGATGGTAATATGACACATCTCTCTGATAAGTATTTAGCATTGTTTTCACAACCAGAAATTGGTTTTGGTAGCCATCCATGATAAGAATAAGGATAAAACATAGGTCTACATTCTATCTCACTCTTGGATAACTGATGAGAAACCTCATCAAAAGTTCTTCTTGATTCAACACCAAACATCCACTCTGAACTTTTTGTGTTTGGATCTCCGGTGGGGATCTTGAAAACGCCGTCTAGATTTTTTCTATATCTGTTGAATATTCTTCGTTTGTTCTCTTTGATGATTTGCAACTCTTCCAATTGTCCGTACAAGAGAGCAGCCTGTACGTTAGTTAGTCTGTAGTTGTATCCCATCTCGTCGTGTATGAATCTTTTTTCTGACTGTCCCTGTCCTCGTATCTTCATTGCGTATTCATACTGATCCTTGTCCTTGAGGAAAACCGCACCACCCTCTCCACAAGTTATAGTTTTGTTTGCAAAGAAGGAGCAGACAGAAATATCAGCGGCAGATCCAGTCGGGGAGTTATCATACTCACCCATAAACCCCTCACAATTATCCTCTATAAAAATACTGTCGGGGTATCTCTTCTTTAGATCCAGAACATTTACAGTGTTCCCCACATTGTGTGTTATGACAAATGCAGTATCCTCTCCCGCTTCTATGTCATAGGAAGGATTCCATGTATCCCTGCTCAAGTCTTCTAGGACGATATCAAATTCATCACCGTCAAACATGAAAGGGGAGTATGCTGCTATGTAGGCTGCACTGGGGAAGACAAGTCTTTTTACTTTCGGATAAAACTTTTTGAGAACACAAGATGCAATATGCATCCCTGTTGTACCACTACTAACTAACAAACAGTAGTCAGTCCCAACCAAATTGGACAGGGACTCTGCTACCTTTTCCGAATATGTTCCGTGCCACGATATCCACCCAGAGGATATTGTTTCGTTTACATATATTCTAGACTTGTTTGTAATGTATGGTTCATAAACTCGTATCATGTATCACTCAATAAGTCTTGTGTTTTCTCTGAATATGCTTTCCTGAATCTAAGTCTTCACCAGAAACTGCGTCACTGACAATCTCAACGACTTTCTGATCGATCTCATCCATGAATTGATTTCTCTGAACATTCAAGTCACAGCACTTCTTCAGACACTCCCATAGTTTCTCCGCACCATCTTCGCTTGAGAAGTACTTGTCCTTGAATTCATCAAAGTCCATTCGTCGGATCTCATATAAAATCTCTTGGTTGTTCCACATCTTAAGATCAACCGTGCATAACTTATCAATCAACGAACCTAAAGTATCAGACATTTTCAAACTCCATTATGTAATACGTTTCAGTCTCATCTGTTATTACAAATCCAAAATTGTCATACAAAGAAACTGCACTTGTATTATTTTTATCTACTGTTAATTGTATATTATCTTTAGCGTGTGACAACAAAATTCCCATAATAATTTTAGCGTAACCTTTTCCTCTATAGTTAGGTGAAAGATAGATTCCTAACCAAGTGACATTTCCCTCTGGATCTAGGTGTCCGTACCCAATCGGTTTATCCTTTTCGTAAATCAAAACCGTAAACAAATGATCTTCTATGCAATCAAAAGGTCTTTTATTGAAGTATCTAAAAGTTTTACAATCGTTGTTCTCGAACAACTCTTTAACCTGTTTGCTTGTCGGACTTGTAACAATACGCATATCAAACCTCTTGTTTTTCTGGTGGTTGAACACCAATCCAATGAGGCTTTGGGTGTTTCTCTACACCCTCAAACTTAACTTCGTTGTGTCCAACAAAATCTATGAGAAGTTTTAGATTGTTTTGAATAAAACTAAAGGGAACTTTTGGAACCACACACCTACCATACTCATACTGCCACAACTTAGATAATTCTAATCCCTGATCTTTACTAGCATCTATTGTTGTCATGTTAGATGGAATTGAATTCAATTTTGCCCCTCGGTTTATGAATGAACGAAAGAACATATCTGGGTTATACGGGTTCATTTGATCTTTCCATGAAGATAGAATTTCACCTGCTGTTTTCTTTTCTGGGTTCAGCACTCTTCGTAGATAGTCAGAGTTAACAACCAATTCATTGTTATCTAAAATTAGAACCCTAGAGTTTTCTACGTCATCGGTTGCGTTTTTATAACCCTGTCTTGACATTGGGAAATAATTTATATTGCTGAGAAGACATACACTACCATCACCTATTAGAGTGGTTAATAGTAATTGACATGCAGAGAGAAGACTTTCCGTTGGAATCTGAGTAGTAACGTCATTCGGACGAAACAGGTGCAGGTTTCCGAACCTTGACATGTGCTTTACCTTTGGATCGTTAAAATCCTTTTCTGTGATGTAAGCAAGTTCCACTGATACCTCGGGGAACCAAGTGTTCCAAGCGGAAGCGACAAACGGCCAGAACTCTAAATTTTCTGGACTATCATCTGTTGCTAATACAACTCTGTGAAATTTAATGTTCATTTGTTTCTCTCACAACGGATGACTCTGAGTTCACCCAATCCCAATTATTTCTCACGTTTTTATTCTGATCCCACACTGCTTTGAATATGAGAGGATCCACATCATTCTCTTCCATAGTATTTATGAATGAGTTTATGTCCTTTGGAAAACAATAACCACCAAATCCTCTATCTCCATCGTGTCCGGGAACTTGATGATGAGACACTCCAATCCTTCCGTCAGTCATAACTCCCGACATTATATTGTCCCAATTTAAATCTAACTTATCAGATAGCAATTTCATCTCGTTAAAAATCATTACCTTTGATGCGAAGAAGCAGTTAGCAGCATACTTAATAAATTCAGACTCACTGCTGCTTGTTGTGATTACATTACAGCCTGGAAATCTTTCCTCAAAAAGTTCAGTCAGATGATTACCGAACACAAAAGGAGCGGCTCCTTTTCCACACCCCATCATTTTTGCAAGTCCTATCACATGTCTAGTCGCAGTTATAAAATCTATGTTTGCACAACGAGCGGTTAAGAATTCAGGAGAGTGTATGATTCTATTTGTTTGGTATAGATCAGATAGTTCCTGAGTGGTTCCAACCGGAACAGTAGACTTTATGACATAAATTGTATTTGTTGGTTCGTTGTGAAGAAGAGGATCAATTTGATTGATCTTATGAAAAGTATCTTTGATTATACTGAGATCTGCCTTCCCACCTTCTGCGTTTTCCATTGGTGTTGGTAAGCAAACAAAAACAATATCACTAGATGATATCACATCCTCTAGAGTGTTCTGCGACTTCTCATCATTCTTATCATAGAACTTTACATCACAATATTCTGTGAATGCTTTGATGACTGCACCACCAACAAAACCGTTTCCAATTACACCAATTCTAGTATCATGCATGTACCCAATCTCCAAGTTTAATCTTCGCTTCCCATTCTAGCAACTTCTTTGCTTTTGTGCAATCGGATAATGACTCTTTTACTTCACCAACTCTCTCTGGGATGTGTACATAATCAACTCCCTCGACTGGATCGTGCGGTGTCAACATTTCAACGAGATCATGAATGTTATAATTCGTTTCAGTTCCGATGTTAAATATTTCACCAAGAGCGTCTTTGTTCTCAGTTCTCATAGCCTTAATATTAGCCTCAACGACATCACTGACATGAGTGAAGTCTCGTCTTTGCATACCGTCACCAACAATTGTCATGGGTTCACTGTCGTTAACCTGTCTTTGAAACAAACCAATAACTGGAGCGTACTGTCCTCTGGTTGGTTGTCTTTCGCCATATACGTTGAAGTATCTAAATGTAACTGTCTCTAATCCGAATAAGTTGTAATACATCTGACACAATTCTTCTCCGGCTGTTTTTGAAACAGAATATGGATTCAGACAATCTTTTTTCATAGTCTCTACACTAGGGATATCATTGAAACCATACGCAGAGGAAGTGGAAGAATATACAACTCTCTTTACAGAGTTCTCTCTAGCAGACTGAAGAACATTACAAGTTCCGACAACATTAGTGGTGACTGCAAGTATCGGGTTTTGAATAGCAGGTTGAATTCTAGCCTCTGCTGCTAGATGAAAAACCTCATCTACATCTTTCATTAGAGGGTTCAGGGTTTCATAGTCATTTATGTCTACCAAATAATTTTCAGCATCGTTATTCCAGTTGAATGTTTCATGTGAATCTGTTGATTCGTTATCAACAACAATTACATGACTACCTTCTTCTAGTAGCCTATCAACAATATGGGATCCAATAAACCCCGCACCACCAGTAACTAAAACTTTTTTCATACAATTCCCCTTTCCTTCAGAAGTTTATTTGTTCTCTCCCTAAGTATACCAAATTTAGATCTTGGATGTACTTCTCCCGTAGTGATTGCTTTCTTTGCGTGTCCACCTGAGTTATGATAATGCCAAGAGAACGGAGCGTATTCAAACAGTTGTCTCTCGTCATCTATCGGTTCGTCAAAGTATGTTGCAACTCTACTAATCAACTCTTCCCCTCTCATCTTGGTTGACTCCAGTCCCCACTCGGTATTAAAAAAGATGGAGGGGAAGACAGTGAACTTATGTCCCCATGTAGACCATACCTTCCCGAATAATTCTTTACCCCAGTGAGTTGCGGGATCCATGTACGGACAAATTATCAACTGATGCATTAAATGTTGTGCGAAAGTATCCATCGGTAACATATTACCAGCCTTGCGTATACCCAACGCTCCCGTGGACATTCCATACTTAGAATACCTGTCGGTTCCCAAAGCCTTGCACTCATCGTCTAAATGTGGTTGATAACCACCCCACTCATAACAAAACTCTTGATCTAAAATAGGCTTGAAGTCGTTTATAAAAACAACATCCATGTCCATCCACACACCACCATACTTGTATGTGATTAGAATTCTAAACAGATCACTCTGTGCATAGTAGAGAGGTTGGAAGACATCTAGTTTTGCATTTCCCTCTAGGGGAGTTCCCTTTGCCTCTTTGTGTGCATCATATGACTTGAACCAAATATATTCTCTGTATGGTTCTAGGAGAGGGTTGTTACTATCGTCTAAGTTCTCACACCACAAAATTAGTTTGGTTTTTTCAAGATCCTGTGTAGCAAGATAAGACTTTATAGTTTCAAGCAAAATAACATTATTGCATCCATGAGACATGAACAAATGAAAGGGAACAACTTCCTCGGGAAACTCATAGTCATCCTTTGATGCGTGAACACCCTTGAGATAATCTAAACAACTATCTAGATCAGAGTACAGTTCTGGGTTTTTCTTGAAACTAATATCTAACATGACTTCTCCTTAGAACCAAGTCGGACAATAGAACCCATGAAGGTTTTTGCAAATTGTTCCATACTTATCAAAGTGATCTAACTGTGCTGGACCGTTGAGTAATCTAAGTTTTACCTCTGGATCATACTCCTCAACAACCATCCATACTTTACGAGTTCCATGATCTATGTTGTAATGATCTCGGATGTAATGATGATGATAATGCTGTACTCTACTAGTGTCAAGTCCCTCTGCAAAACACCTAAGAGAACTCTCCATCATGTGAAGTTCACATGCATTCTCTAAGATTTTACCCATATGCATGAGAGGAACTGATGGATTGTTTCGTATGATTAGAGTATCTTCATCTCCATCAATCCACTGCCATCTTTGTCCACCAGATGCAGGTCCACCCGACGTTGATAGTCTACGAACCAAAGAATCTGTAATTCTACCTCTCCATTGATGCTGTGGTTCGTCACCCGGATCGTGTATGAAAATGTACCGTCTGTTGTCTGGGTTTACTTTCTTAAAAGCGGCTTCTTCTGCCTCTTCATCTCTCTGAAAGTAGTAATCATCCCATCTAGTTTTCACTGGATATCCAGCAGCAGCGTACATCAATGTGTCAACATACAAACCCTTATATCCGTCTAACCTACCCCAGTCATCAAAACCTAACTGTAAGAATTTGCTTGGATTCTTTTTCGCAACCCATTTTTTTATGATGGTGTTGTGATCACCTCTGTTTGGAATGGTGCAGATTTCTATAACTTCTGAATCTTGGTACAGTTTACAAACATTTGCATTGTTAGACTCGAAGCAAATCAAATATACCTTTTCATAATTTCCGTCTTTTGCAATTCTTCTCACCAGAGAACTTAGAGAAATATGATCACCCATCCCGGTATGATGATAAATCATAATGGTACTACCAGGCATATCATTTAGTTCTTTGATATCCTCTGGTTTTTTTCGGATGATTAGATTTGGGAATGCTTGTTCCAAGGTTTTCATTATCATTTCTCCATAATAAAGTTCAAAACAGATTCAAGTTGCCGTCTATTGTCGTTTAAAGGTCTAAGCATGTTACACTCAACATACCCACCTTCGTTCATCTTATTAATATCTATGGTGTTGGGTGGACTCCAAGACCAACTTCTGTCTATCCATTTTTCCTTTTTAATAAAAGGCTCATCTATGTCTCTACGAACTCTCTTTATTATATCATGTTTGTTGTGTGCTGCAACTAAAACACGGAATAATGATTCATCTGAAAAATGATCGTTGGGATTTTTCACGGGATCATCTGAGTTCAATATGTCCTCTTTGTCATCAAACGCTTTAGTGTTTTTCCAAATTTCTAGTAGTTGTAAAAATTGTATTGAATCTGGATTGACTATAGATCTTAGGGTGGTAGGTGAAGTTATTGTTCCATGCATAGGAAACTTACCCTCATCGGTGCTTCCATCCGGATACAAAGTTCCTTCATAATCTTCCCCACCAACGGCTAAAACTTTTCCATCTTCATAATGTTGACTTATGTTTACATAGTAGTCTCTGCTTAGGGGAACAGTATCTATGTCTGCTATGAAGCAAACTCTATCGTCCATGCATTCACATGCGGTGTTCAGTCTACAAACCTTTGCGTAATTTCCAGATGGAATATCAATACCCACATATGGATATACTAAAACAGAAACACCCTCATCATTAAGACTCTTTACCCTTTCCGCAATGACTGATTTATCTTCAGATGTAATATAGGCTAAAACTATCTTTACCTCCGGGAAAAATTTCCTCCACGCTGCAACCGTGTATGGAACGAAGTCACTATATTTTGGGTTGTCATTTGTTGCGAGAACAACAGTATCAAATTTGGGTTTCATAATAATTTCTCCAGTATGGGAACTTTCACTTGTTGTTCCTGATACACTATATTTATGTCACTTGGAAAGCAATTCAGATCTAAGTATTTTTTACCACTAGGACCGGACAAGTAAGTCGTAGCATCATAGTGTTTACATATATCCACCAGTCTTTCTGTGCTTCGTAGATCTGTTGGATAGTCCAAAACTATCTCTGTTTGTATCCCGAGCATGGAACATATTTTTCTTATTAGGCACACGTTAGTTTCAACCAAACTATCTGAAATGCAATCATCAAATTGATCTAGAACAGATGAGTATTCTTTGAGATTAACTTTGATCTTGTTCCAATCTTTATCTGGAGAAAGATATTTCTTATCAACTATGGGTTCCAATCCTTTGTTAACACTCATGGTGTTCCACTTGTCATTTAGATTAAATCTGTTTTGAAAGTTATTCTTTTCATATTGACAATTGCACATAACCACAAATATATCCGAGGCATCTATCTTCTGAAAGAAAGGATACCAAGGCATAAAGTTGGGCTGATGTATTGATATAATCATTTTATTAATTCAAATAAATCATTCCGAACATAGATCATATTACCTGCATACGGTTGGATAGGAATGTTCATCATAATACCAGTGGAACACACCAAAGAATACCCCATTTTATCTGCATACTCTATCGATTCATTGTATGATTTATTATCCCCAATCTCTCCAGAAGTAACACTGTCTCTTGGTATGTTTGAATTTATTTCTGTTATTACAATCTTAGGACGGTAATCTGTAACGGTTTCCCATATCTCATGATCAGCAGTGTCGGTATCAATGTTCAAAACATCAAAGTCTTTTGGTATTGGTGTCTCTGATAAAACCTTGTCTAGTGTTTTATCGGGATCGTTTAAATACTCTCGTCTTGTTATCTCTTCCGCGTTTCCTTCTGTCTTCCAAGAAATCCCCACGTTCACCGGAAGTATTCTTTCATTCTCTTTTGCTAGTTTTTCAAGTGCCTTATATTTTTCTTCGGTATTTTCCTCTTCAATTAAAACACCGCTTGCTCCATTTTCTATAAGGCAATAAACATTACTAATTTTTTTACCATCCCATGCTCCAATATCACAAACCCAAAAGTCTTTTGAAACAGTAAGATTTAAATCCTGTATTAGTTTTTCTAGTATACCGTCTTCGCCGTTTTCAGAATACACATTGTTTTTATACGTTAGGTAGTCAATCATTCAAACCATTCCTTAAATTCATCTAATGTAAACTCTCTATGGTGCAGATACCATAGTTTTTGTTTTGGATTGTAATCATTATACTCCATACATTTCCAACCATCCTCAAACTTAACAAGTTCTATCTGATGCTCCTTGCAAATTTCCTCGGTGTCCTTATTCCATTTATTGAAAGGTGGAACGAAGACTCTTGCTTTTACCAGACTACAACTTGTAAGAATACTCAACTCCTGTGCTTCCTTGGTTAGAAGTCTATGATCAACGTGGATCAGTCCGTGTCCCGCTAGGGTAACGTCCTCTGTTATTTCGGGGACACCACACTTGTCTGCAAAATAGAAAACTCTAGGATCGCTGTGTGCATTTAGTATCTTTGGAAAAATTCTTTGCTTGTGTTTTCCTTCTTCATCAGACATGTCATGTACAAGAGGGGAAACACAAAACAAAATTCTACAGTTATCAAACCTCTCTTTTAAGAATCTAGCCATTTTATGTGCTGTCTTCATGTCTGCGTTTAAACAGATGTCATCGAATCTAAAAGTTTTCATATGATATCCTCCGTTAAGCCTAGCAACTTTTGTACTCTATCAAGATAGGTGTGTTGTTTCGATAACTGATATCCGTTCTCTGCTATCTCTCTTAATTTTTCCACATTGTTTGCGTAGTACATTACCTTACTTTTCATGTCTTCCTTGTTATCGTACAGTATGCAATTTTCACCATCGACAAATCCAAGCAGTTCATACTGTTTATTTTTATCAGACAGAAGAACAGTTCCGCAACCTATGGTTTCAAAGTTTCTGTAGTTAAGATCATTTTTTATATTCTTGTTGAAGTGTATTACATATGTCTGTATGGCTTTTACCATATCATTACCTAAAACATTAATATCGATCTTAGCCTGAAACTCATCAGAAATGTAGTTTACCAGATCTGTTCTCTCGGGACTACCCAAAGATCCACAATATCCCATGAAACTTTTTTTCTCTGTGGTTCCCTTTGATATGAGTTGATCATCGTATCCATTCGGGAACCATAGATGATGCGTGTCTTTTACATAATCTATAGTGGAGTGAAGAAGTTTATGAAACTTACCCATCTGATACCTCTGTTCAAATTTATCAGGGGGTATTAGATGAGCGTCAATCGCCCAAAGATACTTTATTGGTTTAGTTGTCTCTCTTATCAATTCGTATGGAATCCATTCTGGATTATTATTTTCGATATCCATAATTATATCATAAGAGTTGAAGTCTGGTGTTTGATCATAATTTGGGTGAAGATTCCCCCAAACAGAACAGTCATGTCCAAGACTAACAAACGCCCTCTGTAAAGAAAAACATTCTCTATAGTTTCTGTTTGCGTCGTGATGACCGTTCTCTTGTATGATTAAAACTTTCATTAAGGTTTCCTTATGAAACTTTGATCTTCAGGAGGTATGTGCTGTTCTTAAATTCACTTACGTCAACCCACTCCCAACTCTTCACCTTCTTGTTGTTCTTCAGGTAGTCTTCAATTCTAGCCTTTGAGTAACGATTCTCATAAACATAATCCGGGGTTGTGTTTGCTTCGTGATGTGGACTAATGTACTCAGGTCCTTCCATTCCATCCATACCCATAGGTCCCATTGCGTAGATTTCAAAAACGTACTTCTTCGCAACTCGAATCATTTCATCATAAGCCTTCTCAAACTGAGCCATATGAAGAGTCATGTGTCGGGTATGAACGAGATCAAACGAGTCATCCTCGAAGGGAAGATCCTCTGAACTTGCATTAACAGCGTCGATTCCGTGAGTGTTTACAAGATGCTCTACAAACTTAGGAGTGATGTCAACAGCGGTATACTTAATCTTGGGACACTCTTCCTTGATACCCCAGTACTCAACTGCTGCTGCTCCACATCCAACATCAAGCATTGTCTTGATACCCTTTAGTTTTTTGATATGCTTTCTTGTATTTTTTCTACATGGACAATTTGTTTCTCCGCCGCTATAGGGACCGAAGTTATCGAGTCCACCAATCTTAGCGTCCCAATCAGTGTTAGTCCAGTATGTCTCGTAGTTCTTTAGTTGTACCATTGTGATCTCCTTTAGGTTAAATCTTTCATTACTTCTGAATACTTTTCTTTTTCTGCTGTAGTGCAGGTTCTTAATTTACCAATATACTCATTGTCATGGAACACTCCACAAGCAGGACACTTAAGAAAACAATGTCCTGCTCCGTCTTGCCAGTGTGGATACTCCTCTGCGTTATCCTCTATTCCTCCATGCCATTCTGGAAACTCTGTATTCCACCAACCATTTCCTCTCAATCTTGGGATAGGAAATTGATGCTTTTGTTCGTGTGTCCTTTGGTGTGGGAACCAGTCATCGTGTACGAACGCCTTTTCCCAAATTTGTGGATATAGATCTGTTAGAAAGTGTTGATCAATCCCGTGATTATTATCATGTTCCTTTCTAGAGTATCCATTAATCCTCTCAACTATATCCGAGACTACTCCGTTTCTAGCACCCCACATACCTCCACATATATTCCATCCATGCTGACACATATCTCTCATTATATGAAAGTCCTTGTCGCTGTCAAGCCACTGATCGACTGCGGCTTTATCTCTTGGATTTATTCTAGAGTCGGTGTCCCGTGATATCATTACATCCACCTCTGGATCACCTGCTGCATAAAATCTCCAGAACATTCCGTTCCAACCAACATCTTCATGCATCATTATGACTTCTACGTTATCTCTAGAGTTTAACTCCTTGATGGAGGACTCCGGAACAGTCGGTGCTATGTAATATCTACATGTCCAGTCAGTCCATTCTTTCTGTGCTATGTCTGCATTCAGAATACCACCCAACACATAGTGATGGTTATTTCCCCATAGACTCATTGATATTACTTTTTTCATGTCTAGTCTTTCTTTTTCCAGTCTGAGTATATGCACTCATCTCTTTGTTTTAGTAACTGTGCATACTCCTCATTAGGAACATCAAACTCGTCCCATTGTTGTCCGATGAAGTCATGCCACTTCGATGGGAAAGTGTCATCCCAAGTCTGTCTCATGCTTGGGAAACCTGTTGACATTTCTTTCTTAATACCAGTTCCAGACTCACATTGGAAGTATCTTTGTTCATCAAACACTCCAGAAAATGAATTATACATCGGGAACGCATCGTGAATAAACAACTCTTGTTGAAATGCTTTGTAAACTATCATCCGCAAAAAGAGTTGATCAACACCTTTCTTTGATTCCCCAGTCATCATATCGTATGGAGCATATCTTTTTGTCCAGAAGTCACCACCGTGTTCCAGAACATGAACCTTATATGACTTTTCTTTCTGATGCTCCCACCACTTCTTTGTTAATTCTTCCATGTTGCTAAACGGTAATTCGGGTAGTTCCGACTTTAATTTTTCGTATGTTTCTTTTGCATGACATCCCCACATACCACCCATGATAGGCTCCGTGTGATAGGGATGATCTCGCATGAGGTGAATCATCTTGCCAGATTCGATCCACTCTTGAACAGCAGCGGAGTCTCTAATACTAGGTCGAGAATCTGTGTCTCTGAAAATAACTAGATCCACATCTTCGTCGCTGATCGCCCAAAATCTCCAGAACATTCCATTCCAATTTGGATCTTCGTTTGGTAGAAAAACACATTCAGTTTGGGGTAGAGATACTAGTTTCTCGCATACCTCGCTAGGAACATCATTTCCAATATAAATTCTAGTGATCCAGTCTGATCCAAAGATGTTTGGATTCATTTCTGCATTGCGAATTGCACCTACAGTATACATGGGAACATCGCCCCATAGACTCATTGATATTATTTTCTTACCCATCTAACCACTCCCTTTGATTTATCATAATTGATTTGTTTAGTTTCACTAAATCCTTTTCTACTGATTCTAACTCTTTTGCTAACTTTTCATTTGGTTTATTCTTATGATTATATTTCTGTCCAACAAAATCGTTCCACTTGTTTTCGTGATCACCATAGGCATTTCTAACCACTGGGAATCCCGTACTGAATTCTTTAACCCTACCAATCTGAAAATTTCTACCAGACCACGGATTGAAGTGGGGGAAGGAGTCGTGAATGAAAGCATGTGAACCATGACTCAAATACAATTTATTGACGTACTTTATGTCAATATTTTTTTCTATTTCTTCGTTCTCTGGTTCTAACCTACCCTCAAGTATGTCCTCTTGGGATAGAGTTCCCGTCCCGAAGTTTGACATATACTTGCGAACGTCAGAAGCGATCCACCTAAAAGGCTCAGTCACCATGCCCCAAGAACCCGGAGGAATTGGGTGGGGGGTATTAAAGGGATGATCTCTAATAATATGTAATGGTATATTTGTTTTCATCCAATCTTCAACCGCTAAGGCATCTCTAGTTGAAAGTCTGGAATTGACATCTCTAAACAGAACAATATCAATGCTCCGATCTTCGACTGCAAACAGTTTCCACAAAGTCCCTCTCCAGTCATCCTCGTAATTCACAGTGATGACTTCAGTGTTACCCTCTTCCTGTATTAGTTTTATTATTTTTCTAGGAACGGATTTCGAGACATAGAATCTACAAGTCCAGTCGGGGAAAACAACCTTTGCTCTCTTTGCATTTTCCAACGCACCCAAACAATATTCTGGTTTGTCTCCCCAAAGGGAAAAACTAATAAGCCTCTTACCTGCGGACTGTCTGTGGTTTAAGGGACCTCTTTGTTCATATGGATTTAGTTTTTCATTATCACTCATGTGCTATCACCTAGTGTGTTTGGGATTGACTTCTGCTAAACAGATAGTGATACATCACTTCACCATCCACTATTATTTCATCATTTATCAAACCAGAAGTTAGCAACTTATCACTATAGTCCGCATCCTCTCCAAAGTTCTTCTCTGGAAATCCTATCTTCTTCGCTATTTCTGTTCTGACTGGGTTAAGATGATTTGCAGGTCTATACTGTGTTCCCTCTGAGTCTTTATAATTACCTCTGTACATATTAGCATGTTTGAACATCATCTTTGGTTGATCGTCATTGTAAAACATACCAGTAAAACCAATGCAGTCTAACTTGGGTGTGCTATCTATGGCGTGTACCATAGTTGCTAGATAGTTTTCAGAAACTAAATCGTCATCATCAATGAAGCATATAAACTTACCAGTTGCTCTTGACAAAATCTCATTTCTTTTTTGTCCTACGGGTTTAGCACCCTCATCAACATTAATAAGAACCTCAACCCGCTCCATTATTTCTGGGGGTGTTTTATCTTTCATTCTGGAGAGAAGTCTGTTTAGGAGATCTTCTCTTTTCTTTAGAGAAACTATACCAACACTAAGTGCGTACTTGCTCTCCTCTACCTTTGTTTCCTCTTCAATTGGTGCTGGTAGTTTTTCCATAATCGCATCCCGAACTCTATCAGAAAAAGGTCTTGCATACTCATGTGCGAGTGCATAATTTTCCTCAACATATTTTAGTTTCTTTTTGTAAGACTTCTCTGTTAATCGATTGATTTTCTTTATCATATCGTCAACACTGTCAACAATTATCATTCCCCTCGTATCAAAAAACTCATCAATATTAGGACACCCCCAGTAAATCGGGATAGTCTTACTTATTAGGCAGTCAATGAGTTTCTCTGAAAAATAATTTTCAACACTTGTGCTTTCAATAGCGATACTAAACTGAGAATTGAACAGATACTTTTTATTGTCTTCGGGTAGCAATTGTCCCTGTGGTGTCATTGGATGTCTTGTGCTGCTATAGAAAACGGTTGGAGTTTTTATATCATCTTTCTTTGACCATAACTCATGTCTCATTCGATAACCATCAGGTCCGGGTAGATGATTTGTCCCTAGAAATGAAACCGAAAACTTTTTGTTCTTATGCAGTAAGTCTAGTTCCGGGCTGTACTCCCCGAGTCCGTCTTCGTGATCAATCTTACCTCTGTTTTTATTTAACCAAGTAGTACCATATGGGAAAAAAGAAGCGTTTGATAATTCATTTAACACCTCGGTGTCGGATGTAAGAACCAAATTATACTTAGATCCATGCTCAATGACACTTGCAACAGATTCCCTGTTCGCTGAAGAAACTGGTTCTGTTGTGTTGAGATATACCTTGAACGCAGACGGGTTATCAAATCTAGGAGAACCACCCGGACGATTGTTGTCACCAAATCTAGAAACATGTAGTTCTACAGGCTCATGAAAGTCAATACCGTCACCGAAAAGATAATATCCATTCTTAATATTTGCTGATAGATTCATACTTATTACTCTCCACTAATTCATATAAAATATCGTCTGCTATCTTAGTCTTTCTCGCTAGTTCATAGTTTTCTTTTATAGCAGGCATCATATCATAATACAACTCTTCCGACAACATATTTATATCGAATGAGTCATCTAAAATAATAATACCATCCTTATTGAAGTAATCGCCTATGTCTGGACTGCCCCAATATATCGGGACTGTCCCTGTAACAAAACAGTCCATTATCTTCTCGGTGTAGTAGGTTTCGTATGAGGAGTTTTCTATGGTAAATGAAAACATATAATCTTTAAGTCCCTGTGTCTTGTCATGCCAAGAGTCAACAAGATTACCATGTCCAAATGATTGTGATCCGGCAACTCCTCCATATATGTCAATTGAACCTTTGAACATTTCTGCTATGTGATGTCTTAGCATGTGTCCGTTTGTTATCTTCTTATTAGAGGCTATGATTGAGCATAGTTTAGTTTTATCATATATTTTTTGCTTTTCCTCAGATATCCATGCGACGTTGCTACCCGGAGGACAGTATAAAACTTTTTCGTTTTCACATTGTAGTATGGATTTATCACAAGTAAAAATGAAATCGTATTCGGTTAACACATAATCCATTTTTTCTTGAATAAAGTTTACAACGTCTGGGACTATGTGACTAGACTCACATATCCATGCTACTTTATTTTCACAAACTTTTTTGTGGTTTATTCCGGTGAGGATAGATCTATCCATCCAGACTTCTAACTTACAATCATCCTCCGGTGGACTACCATTTTTCCACGATGTCCATCTAAAATTTTCGGGGACTCTTAGTGAGCATGATGATTGATCTGGATTGAACGGAAGTCCGAACCCCAGTACTTTAGATATCCCAGACATGTTCTTTATCTCCACCCGACTGCCACTCTATGAACTCCTCTTCGAGTCCCATCTCTCTCAACTTTTCTTTCTTCGTTTCGGAGTCAGCGAGTCCCATAGTAATAACGGTGCTTCGTTTTGTATTTCCAGGCCATGTGCAATAGTCTATTCCCACCACCCTAGAATTTATAGTTTTATCTTGGATAGCCCTACCAAGAATAGGAAACAGAGGTTCGTGATCAAACTTAGGATCATTAGTTTCGATCTGATTCCTAGTTGACTGAATCCACCCATATAATATGTTCTTAGATCCAGTGGTGTTTCCGAAATATAAAGGGGACGCTTTCATCCCATTAATGATTGCTGGTAGTAAATGTCCTTCAATTTCTGTGAGTCCGTGTTCGGACATAAACTTAGAAACCTCTTCCATCATCGAAGAGGAAAAAACTATATCCACATCAGGATCTATGTTTTCAAAGTCAGCGAGTTTCTTGTGAACTCGGCTGTCAATATCCAACCAGATTACGGGTTGATCTAACTTTTCCATCTTGTCTAGAATGTATTGAGGTTTACTGAGACAATTTAACCTGTAATCACCTAGAGACTTTTTCTCTTGAATATCATAAGGGACACCCAGATTGTCTAGTTGTTTTTTTAACCGCTCTGCATTTCTTGAATAATAGTCGTGTCCCTCAATATCACTATAAAAACTAATCACTATTGGATGCATAATATAACTCCATTCACTTTTTGCCTATATGGTATTTTGGAATCAACTCCCAATCTTTCTTCTCGGAAAATGGAAGAATCTTTAACTGCTTTACATTAACAGTGGGTTCTCCCTCCAACTCATCTAAGATATCCACCAAACCCCAATCTTCAAGAAGATTTGATATAGTGTTTCTTCTTGCTACGTCGTTTTCGGAGATATTTGACTCCAACCCATCCAACGCAAACAATTCTTTAAAGTGAAGTATGGCATATCTGCCTCTCTTGTGTAAGATATGACAGGACTGGTATAATTTATTTTCTTTTCTTGAGGACACTCCGATGCGAGTAAGGGTTTCTTTTACCTTAAGGAAATCATCCCGTTCCTTTAGTTCTATCTCTACCCCCAACCCATTGAAGATATCCTCCTCATATTCTTCATGTGACATTTATATTCTCCATCGTAAAAGCAAATTACCGCTTTCATAATATTCCTATATCTATTTAGGGTTTTTCATTCTTTCCGCAGTATCTACGATGTCCTTAACCTGTTCTGGACTCAAAACTCTTAGTGCATCTTTGGCTTTTCTGTCTGAGAAATCGAACACAGTTTTTATCGCTTCTAGTTCTGGTTGCACTTCTTTCTTCAACCACGGACTGAATCTCTTTCGCTTTCTAACCGCTCCTCGCAAGTAGTCGAAATGCATCTTCTTATCCACTGAACACATGTGGTTCATTGTATTCGCATGAAAAATTGTGTCTGGAAAGTAAGACAGACATCTATTAACAACAAAGGGAGCGTAGTCTTTCTCCAAAGCCTCCCCGTCAAGAAGTGGCTTTTTATTGTAGTTTATAGCATTGAGAAAATCTGTTAGTTTCATGAGATCTCAGTATCCTCTTCAATGATCGCAACAATACCATCATGATTCATAATATCAAAACCCATTGTATGCTCCACTCCCTCTCGTTTGTAAATCACCCAGTCACCATCATAGTACTCTGGTACGATCATTTTTCCGTTAGGGAGGGGTAGGGGATGTCCAACAGACACCACCTGTCCCTTAGCGTAATGAACATTGTCTTTCGGTGTGTAAATTACACCAGCGGAGGTAGACTCCGATTGAACCGATCTTCTTACAGCGACTTTTCCTCTTATTGGATAGAACTTACTCATTTGAATGCACACTCCATCATTAACTGAATACAACAAGCAGAAAGATTCACTTCCTGATCTGCAACAAAAGCAGACTTGTATTGATACTCTGCGATGATTAGAATAGCCTGAGGGACTGACGCTGGTTCCATGTGTTCATAGCATCCCGTATAGATGCTGCGAAAAAGTTCGACATGTGAATTGTCTAGATTATCAACCACCCACTTTCTGACAGAAGAGAAGTCCTTAGACTTCATGCTCTTCATTAGATCAGAAACGTGGATTTCTCCGATGTTAGACAGAACACCAACATCAATACAACCCGCAACCGAATACCTTTGCAACTCGTTTATGGTTCTTCGGAAGTCTGGGAAGTGCTTCATGATGAGTTGAACCAAAACCTTTTCGTCATAAGAGACACCCTCGCTGTCCAATATGAATTTGACTCTCTCCATAAAGGATTTAGCAATAGTGGGTTTCTCCTTTGTAGGAATAGTAAACTCCACACAAGTGCATCGTGAATGAATTGGTTCAATAATTCTATTCTTATAGTTGCAGGTAAGAATGAATCGACAGTTCTTACTAAACTCTTCTATAAAACCACGAAGTGCAGGCTGCATACTCTGTGCATTGCTGTAGTCAAACTCATCTAGGATGACTACTTTCTTACCACCGGACATCGACACGCTACTTGCGAAGTTACGAATCTTGGTTCTCAGAGTGTCGATGTTTCCATCTTCTGAACAGTTGATCACCATATAGTCACAACCAAGTTCTTCACACATCGCTTTTGCGATGGTTGTTTTTCCGCAACCTGCTCCACCCGAGAGGAGGAGGTTTTGAATTTCTTCACCGTCCACCATCTTCTGAAATGTTTCCCGGAGAGAATCCGAGAGAATGCAATCACTCACTTTCCGTGGGCGATACTTTTCAACCCACAGATATTCATCAAATTTAGTCATAGTATTATCCTCACACAATCATATCGAGCGAAGTACCGTACTCACTCGCTAGTTCATATTCTATCATCTCATGCATCATAGATTCAAATGTATATTCAGGTTTCCATCCTAATTTTGTTCTTAGTTTGGTAGAGTCGCCTTTTAGATCTTTTAGTTCCTCCGGACGGAGAAACTTCTCGTCAATGATAACATGATCTTCATAATTCAAACCAAGGGTTGAAAAAACTGTCTCACAGCAATCACGAACACTATGAGAAACTCCAGTGGCACAAACATAATCATCTGGTTTCTCTTCTTGCAGGATCATCCACATAGCCTTAACATAATCAAAAGCATGTCCCCAATCTCTAGTAGCCTCCAGATTACCTAGGCTGAGAGTCTCTTGATCTTTCATAGCAATTGCACACGCTCCCTTTACAATTTTACTTGTAACAAAATTTGATCCTCGTCGGGGAGATTCGTGGTTGAATAAGATACCATTACTGATAAACATGTTGTAAGAGTTTCTATAGTTTCTTGCGATGTTATATGAATAAACCTTCGCACAACCATATGGACTCACTGGGTTCATTGGAGTTGTTTCTCTCTGGAATCCGTCCTCATCAATATTGTTACCAAACATCTCAGATGAAGACGCTTGGTAGATCTTTGCATCTGGTAGAATTAGTTTACATGCTTCTAGAACATTAAGTGTCCCCAATCCAGTGGTAAGACCTGTATAGTACGGCTGATCAAAACTGATTCTGACATGAGACTGTGCTGCTAGATTATAAACCTCATCCGGTTGTATCTTCTGAATTACGGTTAGAAGAGAGGAGAGATCTGTCAAGTCTCCGTAATGAAGGTGCAGATTATTACGAATGTGTTCGATTCTGGTTGTCTGGTTCTCTGATACTGAGTTTCTCTTTAGGATACCATGAACCTCGTATCCCTTGCTGAGTAAAAATTCAGCGAGATAAGATCCATCCTGACCGCTTATTCCCGTAATTAGTGCTTTCATTATTTTCTCACTTTTTCATAATTTTCATTAAAGTATTTTATCGTTTGCGTCAACCCGATTTCAATCGGAATAAACTTATAATCTGGCAAAAGAGATTTTAATTTAGAATTATCAGATGGTTTTCGCAACTGTCCATCACGTTCCCCATTGTAAACTATACTACCATCGAAGTCCATTCTGAATGCAATCTCCTGTGCTAGTGTTGCAATGCTAATCTCCTCGTCCGGAGAAATAATAAAAGGCTCTGGATCATTGTAGTTTTCCAGAACCCATTGCACCATGTAACCAACGTCTTTGGAGTAGATAAATTCTCTGTACGCTCTTCCTGTACCCCATACCTCAAAGTCACTGTTTGACCATTTTGCATGGTAACATTTGTGGATAAGAGAGGGGATGACATGTCCAGATTCTAGATTGTAATTGTCCTCTGGACCATATATGTTACATGGTATGACAGTTACAAAGTTACAACCATACTGATCACGATACGCTCTGCTCTGAACATCCAACATTCTCTTCGCATAAGCATATGCGTAATTCGATGGATGAGGTTCACCTAGATGAATCTGATCCACCGAAAGTGGATATGTAGCGTTGTCCGGGAAAACACAAGTGGACATGAAAGAGACAACTTTTTCTACACCCGTCTCTCTTGCAGCCTCTAGAACATTCGTGTTCATCACCATGTTTTCATAATAGAACTCACCTAACTTTTCAGAGTTAGCCTTAATACCACCAACCTTTGCTGCACAGTGAACAATAGAATCGATACCATTGTTGTTGATATAATCAACAATGGATTGATAGTCCATGAGATTTAACTCTTCGATAGTGGGTTTATATTCACTCTCAATGGTAGATCCTACAAGTCCACTTCCGCCCGTAACCAAAGTTTTCATTTTTCACCTCTTAGTGGTTGAGTCACTCTCCAATGCGATCCAATAAGTAATATCTTCTACGTCATTGGTAAACTGACTAACGGACTTGTCACTGATCTCTACTGTGTATGTTCCGGGAAGAATCTTTAGACTCTCTACCTTGAAGTAGAAGGAGTACGAAGAAACACCATCAACAGGATTACCAACAGTGCTAACCGTATAGGAGTTGCTAGTAGGATCACTCTTGTCGGTGAGGACAAGAAGAACATCATCCGATTCCTCTCCACCCGTGATCTTAAGATCGGGAAGTTGTAGGACGGAGGACGCTTTCATTACTTCTGAGAGTTCGGACTCAGTAAGTTCAAAACGAAGAACTCCTTCTGGCATGTTAACATCTCTGGGTGGTGTTGTTAGAAGAGATGGTTCTGAGTAATGATAAACAACACGCGAAGTGTTAGACTCATTACTAATAATAACATGATCCTCTTCAAACGTAAGGTGTGGATCTGAGAACAGGGACACAGTTCCTAGAAACTTGTTTAGATCCCAAATTCCAAACTCAACATCAAACGATTCTTCTACAACAGCCTTACCCATGAGATTTTTCATAGGCGAAACTGTCGTTAGAACATTACCCGGAGAAACGAGAATGTTTGAATTGATAGAAGCAAAGTTCTTCAAAACATCCATCGTTGCTTTACTCAATTTCAGTGTTTCACTAGTCATCATAATACAATCCTTTATTCAAAATCTTTCAAAGTTATCAATTTCATCATGATAATCGAATTCAATCATATCGTCAAGTTGACGTTTCATATTTCTTTTGTGACTTCTCTTCTTTTCTTTCTTTACACCCTTACCACGCATGTCTTCATAGTCTTCATAATTACTGTATGAGGGGTTGTTTTTTTTCTTGTTCTTATTTTTCTTTTCCATTTAAAAGTCCTCGATGCTTCCCATAAGATTTTTCAACTTTCTTTCAATAAAGTAATTAAGAAGATTAGATCTGTCAGGGGGAGTGCAAGTTTCAAACAATGAAACAGATTCCTCCTGAATGTTGTCTGGAACCTTTGAAAGATCTATCAGAATCTCGTTTCTGTTCCAGTTTCTAGAGTACTCCTCTAGGTGTTTATTATTTTCATAAAGGTCATAGATGGTTTCAATTCTTTTGGATGTTAGTCTTTTCTGTCTCTTGTCATCATTAACAAAAGAATCATCATCGGATAGAATGTTTGGAATACCATCAGAAGAGTCTCCCCTAAGAATGTGATCCAAAAGGAATAACTTTGGTTTATCGCAAACCAAATACTTCTTTTTCGTGGGACTGAATTGTTTTACTGATGGGTATGCCTGTAGTTGTTGGAAATCCTTATCATTTGATATAATAAGAATCTCCTCCTCCTGATGATACCGTCTACACAGAGAGAAGATGATGTCATCCGCCTCTGCTCTCTCTACCTTTATGTTCTTGTATGGAAGGTTCTCTTCGATATCTTTCCGCACAACATCCATAAGATGATGAACTTCATCCCAATCTAGTTCAGAGTTTTTCTGAACCTTCTTTCGATTAGCCTTGTATTCGGGGAAGATATCCTTTCTCCAACAATTAGATGAATCATGACATATCACCAACTCACCAAACTGAGAGGAAAACTTCTTTCTATACATTCGATATGTGTTCAGAACTAAGTGTCTGAGGATTGACTCTTTGTCTCCCTCAATGTTCTGTTTATTCATCTGAAATATGTTCGAGATGATTATTTGATTGTTGTCTACTAAAATCATAACTAAAGTATACTCACTATATTTTAAAAATCAATCACAAAGATACCCATTGCTTGGTATTTCCGTCATCAATATATTTATAAAGAATTCCTTTGGAGGTATCAAACCATTCATCTCCAGGCTGAGCGTTGGTTGGTTGGTTATCTCCAGAAGTGAACTCCTTGATTCTTGACTGATTTAACTTCTTCCATCCACCGTTGTCCCCATGTTCCGGAGAGAAGCCCATAGTATCCCTGATTGCGACATACATGAATCCATCTTTAGAGACTTGATCGCCTGTAGAATACTTAATCAAAGATCCAGTATCATCTTTCATTTTCCATTCACCACGGGGATTGTGAATACGATCAGTCATTTCTTATTTGCCTTTTCGTGAAGTTCCTTAGCCTTTAACCAAGCGTCATGGGCGGACTTGAGGTGAACATTAGCAAACTCTCGCATGTACTTACGATCCTCTTTGTTCCTATTGGACTGATAGAAAAATGCCTGCTCGATCAAGAATTCGTACTTAGAGTCCTTCTTCCAGAAAATCTGAACACGAAGATCCTTCCCCCTAACAAACTGAGGGTACTCTTCCTTTGGAGCAAGTTTATACACACGAATCGAAAAGTGCTTGGACATGGTTTCAAGACAAGCCTTGAGATACTTCTCATAGGACATGGAAGATTGTAGGTTTATACCTACGGGATTGTCCCCGTTCTCCCAGTTTTTAACCACCTTCTTAACTACCTTCTTGGTAACTTTCTTTTTGGTTTTCCTCTTCTTTTTTGTGGAAACCTTAGCCATTTTCTTATCACCTCATAATTATGTAGAAACGAGCGACTCTTGATGAACCTTAGATACAGTTCTAACGATGGATTCTAGACACTCGTATGGATCGATATTTGCTGCTGGACGCCTATCCTCTAGGTGTCCTCTTCCCTTTTTCGCCACAGTTGAAAGCGGGATTCTTATAGAAGCGCCTCTATCAGAGATTCCAAACGAGTACTCATCGATATGAGCCGTTTCGTGATCTCCTGTGAGTCTTCTTTCATTTCCCTCTCCGTACTTGGAGATAGATTCGTCATGGTGCTTTTCCATACCTTCACATAATACACTAAGATACTCCATATTGGAATCCTGTCTCATGTATTTTGTTGAAAAATTTACATGAGCGCCTGATCCATTCCAATCACCCTCAACTGGCTTTGGATCATATGAAACACAAACAGAGTATCTCTCGCTCAACAACTGCAAAAGATACCTAGAAATCCAAAGGTGATCAGACACAAGCACTGCGTTACCGGCACCAATCTGATATTCCCATTGCGACATCATGACTTCTGCGTTAGTTCCCTCGAATAAAAGATCCGCACTAAGGCACGCCATAGCGTGGTTATCGGCGATCTCTCTCCCTCGAATAACATCACCACCAACACCACAATAGTATTTACCTTGCTCCTCTGGGTTGTCTGGCCATCCTAGCGGCGATCCCTCCCGATTAATAAAGGTATACTCTTGCTCGATTCCAAACATCATTTCCTTTTGATTGGTTTCGCTGATGCTTCTGATCAGATCGTGTCTGGTGTTGCTTTCATGGGGAGAACCATCCGGGTTCAATACCTCACATAAAACAATAAAAGCATTAATCTTAAATTGTTCAATTGGATTTCTAACAACCCTAACAGGACGAAGAACCAAATCACTATTGTTACCCACTGCTTGCTTGGTGCTAGATCCATCAAAAGACCAGTCGGGTAGAAGACTTAAAACTTTTTCGGGTGACTTCATGGAAGGTCTTCCATCTGTGTCAACCTCAAGAATGTCAAGACTCATATACTTGGTTTTATTTCGTATATTTTTTGTTTCATAACCATCTAACCAAACATAGTCTAACTTTACCTTCTGAGTCGTATTCATAATCTAATCCTTTGTTTTTTTGAACACAAAAATTGGTTCGTACTTTAAAAATCTGTCTTCTACCTTGCAGTAGTTTTTACATTTTGGAATTCCGTTTTCATCCACCCGATTTTGTCCCGGCATGGATTCCATCGCCATCTTCAATGTATATTTATATTGTAATCCAACTGACTCTAATATCTCAATTGAATCCTTTTCGAGTGGGAGATACTCTCCCTTAATCAAAAGATCTGCTATATTCCAAAGCAAGTATCTTTCTGGTTTCAACCACTCAGCACATGTCTCTAGAGTTGGACGAAGGAACCCATCCCTCCATGATTCGTATGATGATCCATACTTTTTATATGACTGATTCTCATCTTCACTGTATGCCTCTCTGTTAAAATATGGTGGTGAAGTGAAGACAAGATCTAATTTTCCTCGATACTGTTTGAACTTTTCGTCGTGTTGTATTTCTTCTGAACCAAGTTTAAATACTTCGTAACTGTTTGTCTTGGAAAAGAAAGGATTTCCACGATAAGTTTTGGTGTTGTAAAAATCAGCAAGATCAGAATAACGAGATCTACTATCACCATCATAAAAATTGTCAGGATTGGGATCAGTACCAACATAGTGAATGATGCGATCATCGCGGCAGGCCATAGCACCAAGTATGCGACCGCCCCATCCAGAAGACGGATCATAGATGTTGATCTGTTCTTGATCTTTGATGTGTTCTGTGAAACGCTCATACAAATATTTCGCTGTCATTGGTGGGAAATTAACCGCAGGTTGAATGTACCCAATTCTAAATGATTTAAACGCAGCAGGAAACACTCTGTTTCCCTTTTTATATATCCGTATAGAGTATACCTTATCATCTTCCATGTTGTCAATGTCAAATGTAGAATAGTGACGATATGACATCTTGTCTTTCCATTCTAATACTTGCTCTCTTGTAAGTTGTAGAATGTCCGACTGTTGGATCTGGAAGTACCCCGTATTGAAACCTTCACGGACTGCTACTTGCTCTAATAGAAAGTCGTGATCCTTGAAAATCTCTGGACTACCGAAAAATGCTTTCAACCAATCCTCACCACTATCGACACTAACAATTCCATATTTGGTGTCATTCTTTATCGCAGAGAGAGCGTGGGTATAAAATGAGTCTCTTCTCATATGACGCATTGCACCCTTTACCACACGATCAAGTCTAGCGTCATCTGCAACGAGATCATAAATTGAATATCCGTTGTCGGTGTCACTGTAGTTGATTCTCGTCTTGAACATGTTTGAGAACCACTGATCTGCCTCTACACCAATCCTAACTTTGTTTATGATTACATCGTCATCCACATCAGAGAGTTCGTCTGTGTGTGTAAACTTATGAACTGGATATTCAGACATCTTATTGAACTGGGAAATTATATCCTCTTCATTTTTACCTGTCCGTGGAGGACACCCATGATCATCCCATGACTTCTTGATTATAGATCTCATTTCAATAACCCACTCACGGAATTGATCTGGAGTCATCTCAAGAAGTTCCTCGAACAGCACATTCACTTTACTGTTGATTACATGATCATTACGCTCATAAAAATTTTTCATGTCTTCATCCTACTGAAGTTGTTTTTCTTCAAGAATCTAATCTGTCCAGAGAACTTATCTATAAGTTGATCTGACTTATGGCTAATTACGAATATGTTTGATCTGCTCCCCATAGTCGTAATTAGTTTCATAAATTCTTCTGTACCACCACCATCAAGGCTAGAATCAAAAACCTCATCGAGAATCAAAAGGTTACAGTTGACACTATTCTTCAAGCGGGCTACCTCTCTCCATGCAAGAAGCAAAGACAAGTCAATACGCAATCGTTCACCTTCACTGAAACTGTGATAGGTAAATTCATCTCTGTGTCTGCTCTTGATGGTTTCGTTGAATGTCTCGTCTAGTGTAAACTGACAGAAGAAGTCCATTGATGTTAAAAACTTGTTGACTAACTTATTCATGATTGGAAGATAGTGCTTGATGATTTTTGCTTTAATTCCACTATCTTTTAGTAGAACGGAGACAATATCATATTGATACATCTCCTCTTTCTTTTCTTGATGTTCAGTAGCCTTACCAGTTCCCTGTTGAATTAGATCCTTGAGAACTGATTCTTCATCAGTGGTTTCTGTTGTCTCGCTCTCAACATCATGAATTTTTTTCTGTATTGTTGTTATGTACTTTTCGTGGGCGCTTTTCGATGACTGTAGTTCACTAACTGACTTTTGCATCTTGCTGCACTGTTCTATTAGTTTTTCACTTTCTTGTACAAGACGGATGTAGTCGTTTATTTGTTTCTCCACCGACTGGAGTGAACCCACCAATGGATCCTTTTCCTTTTCGGATTTATCCAAAAGAAAATTCTTATGATCTTCTCCTATTGACTGATCACAAGTAGGACATACATCGTTCTTACTATAGAATTCAATTTGATCTTCGACTTTCTTCAACTTAGATGAAATTTGAATTCTCAAGTCTTTGTGTTTTTCTAGAGATCTTTGTAATGACTTTTTATTCTGAGAGTTCTCAATCAAACCATCAATTGATTCTACAAGAACAGAAATCTTATCATCAATCTGACTGATCTGACTCTTTGTTTCTAGTATGTCTTTTCTATATTTGTCTACGGTATCCTTGGATCTGTTCTTGATCTTTTGAATATACTCTTTTTGATTTACCACTTTGTCCTTTAGAAGTTCGACATCACTTTTTAGTGTTCGTATTTCTTCTTTGCATTGTGATACTCTACCTTTCAAAAGAGAGTTCATAACAGAAAAAACATCTATGTCCAGCAGATTTTCCACCACGGATCTTCTATCTGACGCAGACAATTTCATGAAGGGTATATAGTTTGATGATCCCAAGATCACTACCTGACAAAAAGATTTGTATGACATCTTGAGAATCCGTTCCTCTAGGATCCGTTGATAGTCTTTTGACTTTGAGTCTTGTGGTAAAAGTTTCCCGTCAACATACACCTCAAAGATTTTAGGTTTTAGTCCCCTCTTCACATAGTACTCTTTATCTCCTATGCTAAATTCTATTTCAACCATACAATCTTTATCGTTAACACTGTTGACAAGTTGAGGTATGTTTATACCCCTAAACGATTTTCCGAACAAAGAGAAAGTTAATGCATCTAGAATGGTAGACTTTCCTGCTCCGTTTTCACCTGATACCAGAGTAGTATCACGTTTCACTAAATCTATTTCAGTGAATACGTTTCCGGTGGAGAGAAAATTTTTCCATCTTAGTTTTTTGAATATAATCAAACTAAAGCCTCCTCGAACCATGTGGGAACATTTCCATTCTTCCACTTTGCGAATCGAGCCTTTGTGTTGATATAGTATGAACGATAGGCAAGAACTGCATCTTCATTCTTGTAAATCTCAGGCATAGCCTGAGCGAATGGTGTTAGTTCTTTTTGCTCTATGTTGTTTGGTAGGTTTTGGTTGAACAGACGAATCATCGGTTCTGCTTTGTGAACCTTGTCATACCTTCGTGTATATTCTTTACAGAGTTCATATGCATGTTCACAATGCCACTTGTAGTTCTCCGAACCAACTCTAGTCCATATGGTACATGGGTGTTTGGGTTGATGCGCCCTATAAATCATGTCTTCACGATCATCATCAAGAACCCAGTCTTGTACCTTTCTACCCTTTGGTGTTCTCTTGATGCAAGGATGACCGTCTAGCACTCGATGTGCTGTAGACAACATCTGTGCAGACTCCAATATCATCTTAACAACATGCTTATCACAAAGTTGCTGTGCAGAAACAACAGGGGACTCGTCAACAACAAAAATGTTCATAGTGAAAGGCTCTCCATGTAAAGATCACTTATCAGTTTTTTAATCTCATCTTTTTTATCTGTCTCTAAAGAATCTATTTCTTCGTGTATAAGTGTAACTGTATCTTTAGCCATGTCAACCATTTCTTCGTTGGATTCTTCTACTAAATCTTCGACTATTGTTAGATTAGCCACATTTGCTTTATAGAGATTATCTACGAATAGATCGAACAAAAATGGTTGTGTCTTCTTATGCACCACCACTTTAACATAACATCCCTCGTATTGATTGAAATCGAAGTCTCTCCAATCATGAACGCCTACATCATTGTAGTCGATGGAGTGGAACATTACGTTTGGGTTTTCTACAAAACTAAGGCTTCTGTCCTTCGTGTCTAGAACATGAAATCCTTTTATTTCGCCTAGATCTGAAAATGTTATCTGGTATTGAGTCCCCAAGTAATGAACATTTCCTTTCGATTGCTTCCCGTGGAAATGACCAGACAAAACCATTTCATAATTTTTAAATATGGAGTCGTCTATGCCTCCGTCAAACTTGACTCCCCTTATCACTTCGTAACCTTTCAGTTCAAAGTGTCCACCAAGAAACGGACATGGACATGACTTGATAAACGAGATACATTCCTCTGAATTCTCTTTCGTTATCCACGGAACTAGTCCAACACAAAGACCGTCAAAGTCCACGACTGTAGGCTTATCAATCACATTGAATCTTTTGTTTTTGGAGAACAACTCTACAAGTGAATTAACATCATTTGTATTTCTGTAGTAGGTATCATGGTTTCCTAAAATGCAATGTATGTTTATTCCCATTGAATCAAGGGGTTCTATGATTCGCGTTCTCACCTGATTGAGTGTATTGAAATTTACAAACTTCCGTCTATCCATGAAGTCGCCTAGATGAATAACATCAGTGATGTCATTATCTTTAAGGTATGGAAAAAACACTTCATCAAAGAACTTGAAAAAGTAGTCTAGGAATTCTTTTTGATCGTTTCTAGCACCAAAGTGTGTGTCATTTATGACAGCAATTTTCATAATTTATTTCTTACCCTTTTTCTTTTTCTTCTTCGGAGTAAACTTTTCAATGTCCGACTCGGAAAGGTTGAAATGTTTTGTCATCGTATCAGGCATGTCTTTTCTATCTTTCTCGAAATAGTTAGACTTAAACCATTTGTTTACAGCGACATCATCTGATTGTTCCAACATCTTGTATTTGATGTATGACTGTTTCTTTTCCTTTTCTATTCTTCTCAAGAATGCATAGTATATTATTTGAGTGAAATATGAAAAGGGATTTTTAGATTTTTCAGGATCAAAATTGTGTGCGTACATTAGGCAGTTTTCTATACCATCACCAACCATTTCTTCTCTGTATGGGTAGTTTATGAAATTTGGTTTATGTGATAGATGTTCTGCAATCTTAACGAAGCAATCACCAATATAATTGGACACTGGAGGTCTACCCTCTCCTATGTTCTCTGCTTCAACTACTTCTTTCTTCCACTCTTTCATCGCTTCATAGAAATCAGCATTTACTATGTAATGATTCTTTGTATCTTTTTTTTCCTCTTCCATGATAAAAATCCTAACTTTTTCGTTGACACTATTTCAAGAATATGTGTATAATACTTTTGCCTTGGTTTCAAGGATTATCTTTTTGATCTTCTTCATCATTCAAATAATCCTCTGGGTTGGAACTCCAATCTGTCCACCAACTACCCATATCATCCCTATCCTGATCACCTGTGTAAATATCCGACATCGGGGAAAATTTGTTATTTTCTCCTTTGCTTATCTCACTTAATATTTTACCTATATGTGCGGGATCTATCAAGCCTTTATTCATCATACTAGATAAAAGTTCGGGTGGAAAAAACATTGTCATGGTGATCATATTCATCATATCATCACCCATGTCATCTTCCGCTCCCTCTTCAATTGTGTCTAGTTCTTCATCTGTTGGTTCTAGAGAATCTAAAAGTTCTTCTTTCTGATCTTCAAAATCTTCAAGATCCTCTTTCATTCTAATAAGAGACTCAAGGAATGACATCATGTCATTCTTATTTGGTTCTTTGATAGGATGTCCTACAACTGTGGTATCGAGTCTATCTTCTTGATCTTTCTCTAATTCATATAACTTAACAGCCTCTTCTGAGGGAGTCATGAAAGTAGCGATATGATCCTCTGGTATTTTTGTGTGTAGGTCGTTCGTATTGGGAGTCCAATTCCTGAGAACAGTTACCTCTTTAGGTCTACCTAGTCCATCGTGTACCATCATGCTTCTGAAAATCATGGGACGCTCCAAAGTCATCTTACCTTTCTGCTTCCCTGTGATTCTCGTAATAATTTCTTCACCACTTCGTAATTTGAGTATTCTGTACTGCATATTTGCTCCTTCATAGCCTTATGGTGATAGCATTATGATTGAACTTCTCTCTATTATATATCTTAATTCGTTCATCCATATGCTTGTATGTGTGGTTGGTATACTTACGGAAACGTAGATCATCGCTGATATCATATAATTTTACATTATTTTTATCCTCAGTTCTACGCAATCCTCTACCGATAGATTGAAGAACTCTTACAACAGACTTAGATGGTGATGCAAAAATAATGTTGTGAATGTTTTTGATATTAATACCAGTGGAGCAAGTACCATACGAGGCTACCAATATCGCATTCTTCTGTCTATCTACTATCTTTCTTATCTTCTCTCTTTGATCTACGTCAGTTCCACCATAAATCATAAACACCTTTCTCTTCGGATATTTTTTCTTTATCAATTCATAAAGAGGTTTACCATGAAGTTCGACATAGTTGTATAATAAAAGAACATTGCTCTCAAGTTTACCACACAAATCAACAATGAATTCGTTTCTCTTTTGATTGGTTATCAACCACTTTATCTCTTCTTGATATGTTATTCTCTTTGTTGAATTTACTTCCTCCTCACCATACTTAAGTATTATACGGTCAATGTCTAATTTAGACAACAAATTTTTATCCATTAATTCTTTGGTGGTGGTAGCCTTGAAGACTTTACCGAACAGTCCTTCGATAACAAGTTTGTGTGTTTGTGTTCCATCCAATGTTCCCGTTGTCCCTATTCTAATTGGACAGTCTGTTAGTTTAGTCATCAGTGTGGTTAGAGATTTAGCCTTGAATAAGTGACACTCATCACCAAACACAGCACCATACTGATTAAAGTGTTTGGTGTGTAATTTGTAAACACTCTGCCATGTTGTTATTACCACACGCTTATCAGTCTCTTTGTCCTTCCCAGCATATATCGTATGACACTCTTTCTTTGCGTCCCATGAAGACTTAGAAGAGTAGTCATTAAAATCATCATAGAGTTGAGCCACAAGATTAGTAGTGGGGACAACTATTAGTATTTTTTTGTCTTTTGGTATCTTGTCTAGGTAGTACCTGATAAGTGCATATATGATGAACGACTTACCACTACCAGTCGGGGAAAGAAGAAGACACCGTTCTCTATTTAGAGCGTGTGTAACAGCGTTGAGTTGATGCTCATGAGGTTTAATCGGTTTATCTACACAATATGGTTCCAAGTACTCATTAATATATTTTTCAACCATATCCTTCGTTATATTCCCTTCAGGGAGTTTTAGTGAATTAGAAACCGTATAGTTCCTATCTTTAGCAAAAGACAACACATAATCCAGAAGTCCTGCGTACAATGTTCTGGTGTGGAGGTTGAAGAGTCTTATTTGTCCGTCCCACAACTTGTTTTTGTAGGCGGGTGTGTATTGATAGTTCGGAACAGAAAACGTGAAAAAGTCGCTCAGTTCCCTGGCGATTCCTTTCTCTGATTCTATCTTCATGTGGACAGAATCCATTTCGTTTATCTGTAAGTCTGTCATGATCCGTTTGTGAATTTGATCCAATCAATAGTAGAGCGTATCAACCACTGCCTATTAGTGATGATACCCACTACGCTTTTTAGATACTCAACTTTTTCCTTCTGTAAAAGAATCTTGTTCTCTTGGAGAATGATGTCATCGTCAGATTCAATAAACTTATCGATATCTGTTTTAAGAAGATTTAAAGCAAAGGGTTCCCACCCTCTGTCATCAAGTTGTTCTTGACTCATTTTTCCTGTGTAGTACAGCCACTTATCTTTTCTAAGACGCCTATAATCACTTTCCATTTTACCGAGAACTAGTTTTTCGTCAGTGTACATGATAAGATATTTGTTATGCAACTGTGGAGTTTTCATGGACTCCATATCTAGTTCTGTTTTATCCATTGTTAGATCGCCGGAAACACTTCGACGTATTTCTTCTAGATTCATATTAATTACCTCCAACACAGATTATACAACAAAAAACACGATAGTCAATAAATTACTACCTGTCTGGTGGTGTGTACAGATCAACCATATTACCAGGCGATTGGGAGGGAAAGTCCACCACCCTCATACTAGTAAAGGTAAATGTAGCAGATCCTAAAACTGGAGTAGAGTCTGAGTCAACCGAATTAAATTCCCACCCACCAAGAGAGATGGGAAGAACATCCTGAAAGATTATTTCTTTCTTTGGTTGAAAGGCGCTATTGGTAACGAGTATTCTTGCATCAGAGTGATGATCTCTTGGATCAATATACTCTCCACCTTTTCTTTTTGGTAAATCAGATTCATAGTTTGCGATACTCACCATCCAGTTAAACATCTCAACCCAGTTGTCCATCTTTTCATCAATCAAAAATTGAACGGACAAGTCACCAAATGTATATCTAGATCCTGCTAAATGAGGAACAACACCTAACGTATTTGGAACCTCCACGCTTCCTAAACTAAAACTAGGCATAGAAACAGACTGACACATATATGTCATGGTAGGCAATCTACCAAAAACTAGTTTGAAATAATTTGTGTTAAGAAAATTATTTGTGTCTGGTTGTTTTATTGGGTTGGATCTGGTGACATCTGGAATACCCGGTCCAGTATATCCACCACTCGCTCCCGGAAAGAATGTTGACGACATAGTAGTAATCCTCCACAGTATTTATAAAAGAAAAGGGGAGTGGATTGCTCCACTCCCCTTTCGGTAGATCTAACCAATTTGATTATTCAGATCAGAGTCCGTGTCCGGTGTTACCGTGTAGGTTAGCAACGGTGAACAGTCTATAGTAGACGTTATCAGCGTTACCTAGCAACCCGTCGCCGGCACCTGCACCACCCTTGGAGAATGGGTTTGAAACCATTCCGTATCGAGTCTTGAACCCGATCTTGGGCTGGAAGGTGTTCTCACCGACTGCACGAACCATCTGGAGCGGAACGTATGGACAGTAGAAGATACCTGCGTCGTATGGGTTAGTACCTCTGTAACCGAC